CGGGGGCAAGTTGGAATCAAATGGCGATGGAACGGGATATGTGTATTTTAAAAATTATATTCCAAAACAGGGAGAGTCCGGAGATAATACTGTATTTATTCGAGAAAATGAATCCGATATGGTACATTATTCTCTGGTGACATATCCAAAAGAAATCATCGAAAGTGATGATGAGGGTACGAGAATCCGGATTATAGAATCAATCAAGGGTGAGCGCAACGACGCTGTTGAATACGGTACAGGCGCCATGGAGCAAATAACTAATTCGGAAATATCAAGCGATGATAATAACGCCGTTGGCGTTAAAATTATATCAAATGAGGAGATCAAAACTATGGATAAAGCGGAACTGCTTCAGCGGTTGAACGTGCTCAAGGCAAATGGCGAGATATCGCTCCTCGAAATCGCCAAAGCTATGAACATGGAAAAGCTGCTTAAAACGGACGAGGACCGAGAGGCAATTGCTGTAATAGAGCGAATCAATGAAGCCGGAATTACCGATGTTGAAGCCGAAATTAAAAGACTTCAAAAAGAGGTTTCGGACGGCGCGATCGTAAAGCGTGACAACGAACTTACCGAGGCGTTTGGGCCCAAAAAGTTCAAGGATGGCAAAGAGAATTTGATTCGCGATTATGCAGACGGGAAATACAACGGGGATGTTACGATAGAGCAGATAAAAGAAGATCCGATATACAAAACCCTGCTCGCGCAGAATGCGGATTATACATCCGAAATTAACAAGCTCGCTATGGTTGAACCCAAGCGAGATAACAAAGAGAAGCCGGACGAAGATAGTCCGAAATCGGTGAAGTACTAAGGGGGTTGAATTATGGCTTCAGTTGTATATATACAGAAAGAAGACGTTGATCATATTCGGTTCAGTAATGATACCGGGGCCGATGTCGCGCAGTATGAATTCGGCGTAGTCGGCCCATGGGCTGCCGTTGCGGATGAAGCAATTGTAGCGGGTACTGTCGGTCCGTGGCATGTTGAAGAGGGTATTCAGATACAGACAGACGATCTTGTGACTGGAGAGCTTACGTTTGCGACTCTCGGACAGGCCGTGTATTGGGATCCGGTAGGATTGCAGTTTTCCGATACCGAAACCGTAGGTTATTATCTCGTTGGTTATCTGCTCAGAGTCAAGGATTCCAATGGGATGATTGTATTCGAAAAGCTTAGATACGCGACGCTGATAACGAGCTAAAGGAGTAAAAAACGATGGCTGTAAAAATTATAAACAGAGATACACTCATAAAAGAGCGGTTCGCCAGCGGTCGGTCTGACGAGATAAATATATTTCAAGGATCGAAAGAAACCAATCGAGACATGGAAGGACCTCCGAATAGATACGGAGAACCTTTTATCCTCGAAATGGGTTCCGAGAAATGGGAGAATTCCGCAGGATATCATAAGTTGTGGAATGAAATAAAAACTCTCACTCGAAGGATAAACGCCGCACAAGCCCCGTCCGCCGCTGCGCTCGAGGCGTTACTCGGTAAAATATTCATCGATATTACCAGACGAGCACAGGAAGCGCCGGATCTAACGAGTCGGATATGTACCGAAATAACTGATCTTGGATTTCCTAAGACGATAAATATGAGGGAAATATATCAGTATCGTGGCGATTTCAAAACAATTGCAGGAACAAATGATACTGTTCCTCTCATTGAACAGACTCTTGGCGAAACGGATACAGTTGATCTTATAATCCGTGCTCTCGGGTGGAAAGATAGTCTCAGTAATATGCTATACAATCGACTTCACAACATGGAGAAAGTTACCCAGGCCGTGGTTAATGCGGATACCGACAAACGGAATTCCCTGGTAATCGGTGCAATACTTGGCTCTACTTTTGTAGCGAGTCAACAGCAAGCGGCCGACGCCACAACCGGGGCGACTTACGACATTCTCATGTATAACACTTTCCGTAAAGCGATCAAAAAACTCCGGGGATTGCTCGATTATCGAACCGACAGGAAAATAGCCGTTCCGTCAATTTCTATTCTTTGCAATAGCTATGATAGCTGGTCGATCGAAAGAGTTATAAGAGGCCAACTTGAAAGAGCCGGAACGGGCGGACAGATAAATGTCGGAAATAGACAGGCTCTTCCTATTGCAGAGATAATCGAATACGATCAGGGAATCAACGATGGCTTCACGTGGGGCAAAGAAACGCTGTCCTATCCGGGAGTAACGGCTGGCACCTGCTACATATTCGTGCCGCGTGAGTATTCCTGGGTCATGAATAAGCGCCCGCTTACCATGGAAACGGGTACCGGATCGGTATTGCAGCTTTCCACAGAGGAAAGGGCCTGGTACCGGGTACAGGCGGAATTCCTTAAGATTCTCATGGGATCCTCGTATACCGGGACAGCTCTCGGAGCCGGATACGGTGCAATCGTAGAGATAACGCTCCCCTCCGATAGCTAAGCATTAATTTAAATTAAATATTAACGGCCCTATTTTAGGGCCGTTTTTTTTACTTGACATTGAGGTTTATTTGGGCGTAGAATATATTCATGGCGACATTCGAACAAATTGCAGAAGTACGATTGCGAATTGATGATCCGGCTGATCATCAATCATTAGTAGAGGTTGCATCGGCGGCCGCTCTTCCTGTAATTCCGGCACCCTATACGGCATATAAATTATTAGACACCGGTGCGTATGTTGCGACCGATTTAGAATCCGGTGCCGCTCCGACAGATTATAAACGTCTACAATTGAGAGTATCTGATAGCCGTATAGGTGATTGGATAGATACCTATTCCATTGACCAAGCTGAATGTCTGTCTTATGGCGCAATTGCAACAAGACTCGGATCTGAATTAAGAATAATAAAATCGACCGCCGGTGCTGAATCTTCCGAATGGACAAGATTACTTGATCTCTATAAATATTATAAGGCGCTCTCGGCTGACTGTTCCGAACGATATAGGGATTCGCAGAGCAATAATACTGGTAGATACGGGACCTCGGATCAGCCGGAAATCGCAGGCGGTCAGATATGAGCCCGGAGCTGCACCAGGCGCGAAACGGATTCAAACGCTTAATATCTGAAAATGGATCGCGTGTAACTTTGATGAGACAGCCGCTTGTAGTCGATCCGAATGATCCAAGTAAATTGGTTCCGGATCCCGTAGGCGTTATGACGGAACATTCGATCTACTGCCGGATAACCCACGAGCGTGGGATCGTTGCGCAGGATACGTTGAATCCGGCGGGATTATCTACGAATTTACAAAGAATGATAATGTCAGACTGGCAGAATATCCCACATCAATATGATATATTCGAGTGGAATGATTATACATTTGAGATTGGTCCGGTAGATCCGATTTATAAATTTGGGGGGATTGTCGGATATCAGGCGCCATTAAAAGAGGCGGAAACGTGAGTATGAAGTTACCAGAATCGGCGGCTGATGCCGTACCGAATAATCTAAAAGCGGATCTTCCGAGTGAACATGAAGCATATATTCCGAATCCATATTCGGGAAAGCCGATGCTTACATGTATTGAGGCGCTTAACGCGATAAATGCATTATCAGGGATGGTATTAATCGATGTCAATAATCGACGACACACAACGGATGCTCCAGAAGATAAGCGGCATTTATGATCGAAGACGCGCGGCGTTATATGCGCTATCTCTAAGATATGCAGCCGAGGCATTAAATGATTTTAGAGCGAAGCAATCCGGAAATGCATATTGGGAAAACCGAACCGGGACGGCCCGAGATCTTGTATTTTCGAGTGCATTTCAAGACGACAATATTGTCGGATGGTATATAGCCCATGGCGTTGAATATGGTGTATACCTGGAGCTCGCAAATGATGGCGCGCATCAAGCATTGCGACCGACAATTGAAGAATTCGTTGGTCCGTTTTTTAAAGATGCGAAATCTTTATTTGCAGGATAGTAAATGACGAAAGCGATTATTATAAAATTAAAAACCGGCACAATAAAACATATTATTCAATACGGATCTAAAAGGCCGCCTCCGCCCTATGTCGTGGTTAAACCGGAGCGTGATATTTTGGGACGTGGTCGAGCATTCCGAATTATCGCGCATTACGAACCGGGCCAACAAGCGTGGCTTGAAGATTATGTTCGGTCGGAATTGATGACATTGCTCGATGGATTCGCGGCAGAGAGTCGACACGGAAATGATAATTTGCTATTCACAGAATCCGATTATACTGATATAATTGTCGATAATGATGATGGTACGATATCAATGGAGCGAAGGTTCCTGATGCCGTCTAGAACATTTTAAACTAGAGGAGAAAAATTATGTCCTTAAGAACTGCTGCAAAATATGTTTTCGGCCTTCCGTTCGCTCGTTTTATGCCGCATAATGACGATCAATCAATCCCTACCGCGATCAAAATGTTCGGAGGCACGGGACCATTTGATTTTTCAGATGTAACGGATATTTCAATAGTCCCGCTTACGATTAAAATTGATGCGGATACTGCGGTTTCTTTGGTAGTCGATTTGTCAGCTGCGTCGAGTCAGTCAGCCGTAACCGTTGCGGAATTGGTAACGGCACTTAATAGCACGACTACTCCGGCAATATCGACGCTAGATTTACTCGCAAGCGCGGCCGCTGGCAAAGACGGGTCGACCCGGATAAAACTTGCTTCGACCGATACAGCCGATACGCCTACATGGATACAGGTGTATGGACAGTTTGCCGAGATTGCATTATTCGGCCAGGGTTTTGGTCTTAAGTTTGTTAAGTTCGATACGCTTAAAACTGCGGGTATTACTCCCACGCTTAAAGAAGACGAAACGTTTACGACCACAGATGCGTCCGGTAGGGATACCGAAGTCATCACCGATGGTTATCGAAAAGGCTGTACCGGAACGATAGTAGATTCTGCAATTGATCCGGAATTGAAAGTTCTCATGTTAGGCGGGTCCTATGATTCGACTACGGGAAGATGGGAAGCCAGTACATCCGAAAGCACGCGATATACTTTTTTTGTTGAATTATATTTCCCGTATTATTCTAAAGGATCTAACAATGAGGCAGATCTTGTGGGATATAAACTCAAGTTTCTTAGAAACGTTAAGGGAAGTATTGGCGAAGATGCGCATGGACGAGAATGGACAGACGGAAATTATACCATTAACGGAGTTTCGTATACCGATGAAAATGGTGCATTGCTTGGCGACGAATACGAGGATGATGGACTTACCATCGCCGCATATAATGCGCTCGATCTGCTTAACGTTTAATCCGGAATACAGATGAACGTATGGGATTCTTACGGCGGAAATATGAGCAGATAAAAGTCCTTAAGCAGAAACTCGATGTATCTGAAACGATCAAGCGGGCGCAATATCCAATAATATTAGCGCCCTTTTTTGGTACGCCTATTCCTATCATGGTCCGTGAATTGACTCAAGCTCAGATAATTGCATGTGGAAATTTTTCTCTTATTGAAACATTCCGCGATAAAATCGAACGGCAACAAAATAAAAAACAATTCGATATTTTAGCAGCCGCCGAGTATGCAGAAAAACAACACTTGATTTGTAGCAAGGCGCTTATTAAGCCTACATATAACGAGATTATCGAAATGATAACCGATAAATCGATAGTCGATGCAAAGAGCAAAATAGACGAACTTAAAGAAAAATTAAAAGAAACGCCGAGAGGCGAAGAGCGAACGAGTCTTGAAAAAGAACTTGATTCACTCAGAGTATGGACTGATTTAATACTGCCGGAAGATTTTATGGCAGTCGTTATGTCATATGCGCTCGGGATAGATAAATCGGATATCAAAGAATTGACATCCGAAACATTATTGCGGGCTGCTATACTTGCTGAACTCGGACATAACGATCCATCTGATCATATTGATGGTAAATTTACGGCGTTTATGCGCGATGATATTAATACGCGCGCATGGATGATATTATTCGACGAGCGCCAGAAAAACAAAAAAGGCCCAAAACATGGCGGTTGAAGCTGGAACGATCTATTCAGAAGTAAGAATCGAACTCAATAAACTTCGTGGTGATATCCAAAGCATGACGAAGCAGTTTAATCAATTCGCGAAAAATAATCAGACCCAGGCTACGACCGTAAAACAATCCTGGACTAAAGGATTCAAAAATATAGGACTTGCCGGCGTTGCCGCATTTGCCGGAATAGGGCTTGCAATAAAAGCGGCGATAAAACAATTTGCTGATTTCGAGCAATCGATGGCAAACGTGCAGTCAGTTGCTCGAGGAACGCCTGAGGAATTCAAGCGACTGGAAGATGCAGCCCGTAAAGCCGGAGAAACGACCAAGTTTACGGCAAGCGAAGCAGCGGACGCGATGTATTATCTTGCATCTGCTGGTATGAGTGCGACAGAGGTAGTGGAATCACTTGACGGCGTATTGCAACTTGCCGGGGCGACACAATCTGATTTGGCATTTACATCTGCTACCGTTGCAGCAGCATTAAGTCAATTCGGAATTGAAGCATCAGAGTCCGGGCGTATTGCTAATGTATTCACGGCAGCTATTTCTAATAGTCAAGCCAATATGGATAAATTGGCGAATGCCTTACAGCAAGCAGGCCCAATTGCTGGAGCTCTCGGAATAAGTCTCGAGGATGTTACCGGAGCTTTGCAAGCTTTGTTCGATGCTGGATTCCAGGGAGAAAAAGCCGGTACCGCATTGCGGAATGTTATGTCCGCTCTCGCGGACGAGACAGATCCGACTACCAGAAAACTTATAGATTTCGGACTTACGTTTGAGCAACTTAATCCAGCCGTAAACAGTCTGTCGGAAATTATAGGACATCTCAATGACGCATCGCTTGAAACCGGGCAGGTGCTGTCGGCATTCGGTCGTCGCGCAGGTCCTCAGATTGTAACGTTACTAAAGACCGGTAAGGCAGGTCTCGAAGAGTATACGGCGGCGATAACTGACACGAACGCCGCAGCGGAAGCATACGCTATACAGATGGATACTCTGGAAGGAAGTCAAAAGACATTTCAGTCGGCGCTTGAATCGACAGGGATCTCAATCATTAAAGAATTTACTCCAGCAATTCGAGGGTTACTTGATATACTTACCAAAATTGTTAGATTTTTTGGGCAATTACCGACAAGTGTAAAAATATTTATTGGAATATTAGCGGGCGGGATTCCTCTTGTATATGGGGCGGCTATTGCATTCACTACTCTATCAGCTGCCGTGGGCGCAGCCCTTGGCCCGATAACACTTGTAGTTGCCGGACTCGCAGGACTCATCGCAGGAATAACAGCTGTCGTTAATGCCGCGAAGCAAGCGCGACTTGAAGATATAGAGGATAGATTCGGGCGACTTGCCGAGGCGATAGGCGTTTCTGATGAACGCATGGTAGATCTTGTTAAAACTGCCGAGCAACTCGGTGCGAAGGGTGACAAAGAAGTCGGAAAAGTAATAACTAAATTAAAGGAATTTCAGGATGAAACGGTAATATCGGACGAAAAACTAGATAGTCTTATTAGGACAGCACAAAGACTAGGCTCAACAGATAAGGACATTGATGTTGCGGTTAGACAAGTAAAAAATCTTACTGATAATTTAGGATTATCTGCTCGCGAAATTGAGACTATAAATACAGCTCTTTATCATGGCATGTATTTCGGTGACGCAGAAGAACAGGTCAGAGAACTTGCTAAAAATACAGGGTTAACGAGAGAACAAATATTAATGATAGGAATGGCCTCTCGAAATGTAACGGATGAATATAGATCGCAATTGCAGGGGTTACTCGATCAGGAAATGGAACAAAAACGAATACACGATGGTATGCGAGCGCTTGCAGAATCGCGGGCTCAAATGTCGACAGATAGAAAGAAGGCAGATGAGGACGAAAAAAAGCGACAGGAAGAAATTGAAAAAAAACGGCAGGAAGATGCAAATAATGAATTAGCTCGACAGGCTGAAATTATCGAAAAGAAAATAACAGCTGAAGCAGATTTGCAAGAAGCGTTAAAGCAAACAAAAATACTCCAGGATGCCAACATAATAGATGAAAAAGAATCGATTGAATCTGAAATAAAAGCACGGGAACAATACGCTAAAACGCTTGTCGGAATTGGAGATTTGAACAAGCAAGATAATGCCACACTGGAAGAACAGGCGCGAATACTAGCCGAATTAAAATCTCGCGTTAAAAATTATAAAGACGAAGTA